GTTATCTTTGAGTGACTGCAACTCCATAAGTTTTGCTTTGTACTTCATTTCAGAAACTTCTTCAAGTGCGGCCGCACGAACACGACCTTCTAGGAAGTTCTGTAACTGAAATATTTTTTCCCAAGGCGTTTCACCAATTACTTGATAACGATAGTTAAACTCAGAATTTAATTTCGATGACATAATGAAAGACTCCAATAATATTTATAATTTATTTATATGATGAAAATTACGGTTTGTATCCGTACCTATCACAACGATGTTCCGCAATAAGTGCGTGAATTTCTTTTTTGACTTGGCTCCTGCAAAATTCCATATTATCCCTGTCGTAGGTTGTGTATGTCTTTTCTCTTAGGTCTGCTTTGTCAACGGCTTCGAGTGCTTCTTTCAGTGCAAGTTCAATCACTCTTTGAGCAAAGCCATACTCCACTTCCTTTGAAGTGTATATTGTATTTTCTTTGAGGTAATCTACGTTAGCTCTCTCTGCTATTTCAATTGTTTTTTCTCTAATCATTTCAATCTATCCATTCTAGGATTTCAAAATATTCCTCTGCACGTTCCTTTGCATGTTCAAAGGATGTAGCGAGAACCTCCAACTCAAGTATATCATCTTCGAGGTGCATTGTAAATGGACACTCGTTCGCTTTTTTGGAAGAAATAACATCACCAATGTCAACTCTACCTTTTAGGGTATAGAACTTACCGTTTTTGATTCTATCAAGGAAATCATATGTCTCATTATGTATGCTAACCACAGAATCAAACCATTTCTCCGCTTCCTTTTGCGTTTCAAATTTCGGTGATAGTGATGCACCGGAACTTGGATTAATCCAGAACCATACAGCTTCTTCCATAGAAGCATGTCTATATTTGATAAGTGCGGCTTTAAATTGTTTTCTCTGTACCGTCATGGTTTCTTCGAAAAGAAAAGCTGGATGGAAATTCTAGGTGGTGCTGACGTTGCTGTCGGTGTCGTACAATGCCATTCTCTCTCTGTTGAGTAAATGGCGGTGTTATATTGTGGGCAATAGAACTGACCTTGTTTAGGATTAATACCATAATCGTCAACACCCTTATTCTCCTCAGTCCATGCGAACCAACCACCCCAATTCGAATCCCACTCTCTGTTGAGATAAATTGACATAGCATCATAGTCTGCATAGTCAGGATGCCAGTTTACACATGAGGTTTGAAAGCCCATGTAAAAAATGGCGGCTGAAGAATGTGGAAGGTAATCCAACTTACCACGGTTCACCAACTCATAGTAAATTGGATTCTTCCATTCGTCAGGTAAAGCACGTGAAAGAATCGTTCCGTTTGTAGCATACTTTAGTACATCTACCCATTTTGTTTGGTTTGATGCCCAAACATCACCAGCCTTTGTTTCTTCGTTCCACGCAAGAAGTTGGTCGATAAACTCTTGCGAAAGAACATCGTTTAAAATTTTAATCATATCAGGCAATCAAGTTAATGAAGCGGTTCAACACGATACGATTAGAAACACGGTTGCTTGTGTACTTTGAAAAAGCGGAAACAAGACCACGGGTTGTCGTTGAAGTAACTTCGAATTCATCATCTTCGTCAGTGTCCAGTTTGTCTGAACGGATAAAGTAATATTCATCGTATCCAACGTTATTTAGATACGTAAAGTTATTCTTACGGAACTCTGTGACACGGCCCTCGATTTTGGTTTCTTCGGACTTCGGTGAATACATGGTAAGTGCCTGTCGAACATCACGAACTCTTGCAACATAGAAACCAACCACATTTGCATCTGTGCGTTGTTTCAGTAGTTTCAGAAGTGCGGTAGTTTGAGCCGCACCACGTGAACCATAACCACGGACTTCTTCCACTTCAACGGATGCTTTCGTAACTGGATCACGGAAGAAACTTCTCATTTTCCAATTAGCATCAACTGAAGACCATTCATAACGTTCACCATCAATCGCATCAACTCGACCATATAGTGTAGAACCTTCACCATCAGTCAGGAACACAGTGTTCACAATCTGGAGTTTGTTTTCGGTTTTGAACTTTGGAATAACGTTGAATGCCGCAATCACTGCCTCATTCAGTGGTGTTCCACCAAGTTGAAGAATCTCTGGTGGTTCCATGTTTGAACATGTACCACGGCGACCTGTACCATAATCAAGAAGGTAAGATGCCATCTTGGTGAATTCAGTCGCACTCATCTTGTGTGAAAGAATGTTCAGAAGTGTGAAGTGGTGTACAGCCAAATCACCAACTTTCCGTTTCTGTGCTTCCAGCTTTTCTTGTCTTGGAAGTCTGGAAGTGGAGAATGCATATACATCAAAAGGAATGTTTACCTTTTTGCAGAACATCACAAGGTTCAACAATTGTTTCACTGTTGGTGACATGTGGTCACACATAGAACCAGACCAATCAATGAACATCACAAGACCGTGAGATTTGCCATTAGGCACTTTAGTGAGTCTTGCAAAAATGTCATCAGTGAATTTGTACTCATGGATTTTGGACAGATTGAGTTCACCAGTCTTGGAAATTTTTGCACGTGTTTGCTGTTCAGCATTCTTACGCATTTCAAATTCTTTTACAAGATAGGAAACAACCTTGTTCGATTCGGTGCGGAACTTACTGAAGTTTGCCCGCATTTTTTCTTCATTGAACCATTCTTTACGAATTGGATCGGAATTGTATTCTATAACTTCTTGAATCAAAGTTTTGTGGTCAACAACTACATTCTCAAGAAGAATCTCAGGAATGTTTGAATACATCACATCTTTACGGTTTTCACCGGAATACAATTGTTTTTCCTTTTCACGGAAAGCATTGTCTGTTTCAGATTCGATTTTCACATCATCAGAGCCGGCAGAGCCAGTGCCACCGATTTCTGGTGTGTCAAGATTGTCAGAGCCTTTATTTTCTTCGGTTTCTTCGGCATCACCAGAAGATTGTGTTTCGATGTTACCTTCTTTGGCTTCACCTTCTTTTGGTTCACTCACACCTTTTTCTTGGTCTTCACCTGAATTGAAATCAAAATCAGTAGGACCTGTATTTCCAATTTCTGGTGGTGCTTCTGTACCAGGTTCAACCTTTTGTGGTTTAGATTTTTGTTCCTTCGATTGTTCTTTCATAAACTCTTGAATTTTCATGGCAATTGCCACAGTTTCTTCAAAAGTTTCGGCTTCTTCAACTTCACGGACCAAAGAATATTCTTCGGAAGTAAAATCGATACCTTGTGCCGCACCACCTTTAGTGTAGAGGTTGATACGGTCAATGAAATTCATTGTATTGAGGTCTTTACCTTCGGTGCCAAAGAAATCCATTTCCATCAGTTCACGATAACCTTTTACAAAGGAAATGCGAATACCAGGAAATTTACGTTTGATTTTCTTTTCGATACGTGCATCTTCACACACGTTGAGAATGGAACGGTTGACTTTGAGGTCGACCACCGAATCGTGCCAACCTTGTGCGGGTGTTTCTAGTGCGTGACCAACTTCGTGACCAAGGAGGAGGTCAAGTACTTCGTTGGATAAATCGCCGTTCAGGACAGGAACGGTCAAAACACGGTTTTTAATGTCAAAGAATGCTGTAGGAACCTGACGTTGTTCGACAATCAGGTTTTCCGTAGCCATGAGGCGTGCAAGATTTGATTTTGATTCAACTAGCATGTGTTTCCTTGTGTATTTGTAGTATGTATTATAGCACACTGACAAAAATTGTCAAGTCATGTGTTGTTTTTTTGAGACACAATATTTGCTGAACAGCAAATTTACTCTTTTTTCGTAATAATTAGCGTTCCGGCTTCGGAAACTTCAAGATTTAGTGTGTCTCCTTCTTTCCAGCCTGTTTCCGCAATTAATTCGGGTGGAAAAGTGAGAATTCCGTCTCCGGAACCGTCTTTGGCGTCTTCAATGAACATCGGACCGTAAGTTTTCGGCTTAGGATTTACCCATTGATGCACAACATCTGTCAATTCTTGCCAAGGTTGTCGTTTTTTGACTAATTCTTCATCTAATGCGAAATAAATGTCGTTTGCCAACTCAGGATCACTTTGAATAATAGCTTTTGCTAATCTTTGTGTATCACTGGACATAATCACACTCTGAAAATACGATTTTATTTTGCTTTTGTGCAACCAGAAGTTCTAATCGCATTAAAGTTTCCATAACTTCATCATAACTCATTTTTTCCAACTCATCAGAGATTTGTTGGACTTCACTTTCAGTAAGCATAATTTTCCTTTTGACGGTGCTTGGGTTGACGAACGTACTTAGTCTCAATCCTGTGTCTTTGTGCAGGTTTGATAGGAGTACGACAAACTGGTTTCGGTATCTTAATTGAAATCTTCATTTTTATCTCCGCATTCTTGCCATGTCTTGTGCTTCTTCCACAGAAAAAACAGGAACAGCATTGGACTTGTGGAGAGTACCAATACCTAAAATTTTGTCACCGGTATAGACCTGTTTTGGCTTGACCGTTCCACCATTCATCATTGAAGCATTTAATGATGGAATTTTTGGTGTTTCACGAACAGGCTTACCTAAACTATAGGTCCAAGGTTGAACCGTTGGGACATTCTTTTTGATTGTTGAAACCTGGTGCTTAGCCAGCCAAGCCGCATATTCCTCTCGCTCTTTTTTGGGCTTGAGTTTTGGCTTGGATTTTCCTCGATTCACATATATCATCATAAAATATCTCCAAAACGAATAAATGTATTATATTCGTTCCACAGATAAAAGTCAAGTCATTTGTTGTTTTTTTACAACTTACTGTAGCGTTTTGCTAGATAACCATAATCGTCATCTTCATGTTGACGCTGGCGCATTCTCCGCAATTCTGCGGCTTCCTTTTTGCGCTTTTTGTTTCTATTAAATTCCTTCGTAGAATTATACTCATTAGAATATTCATCTTCAAAAGGACGAAACTTAGGAACAAATTTTCCCACTTTTTAACTCCGTAGTTTATAGTACACCAGGAATGTTATCATGGATAAACTTATAAGTCAATCCTTTAACACCCAAATCTTTCTTAAAAATACCAATAACAATATCCGCTTCACGTGGTTCAAGAGATTCCAACAAAATCAGAAGGAGTTCTTCCGAACGTTTTGGTGTCAAACTCTCGGCGGTTTCATTGCCTTTACGGAACAGATAAAGTCTTTTTAGTTCAGTATCAAGTGATGCAAAAGAAATACCAGGTTTTGTATCTGGTTTCTTATACTTTACTGGATATGCACTATGCTTCCATTCCATTTCAGGTCGAAAAGCCAACTGTAGAACCAACTTTAATGTTGGTGTCCAGTTTCTGGCTAATACATCAATTTTTTCTTGTTTAGTGTTTACTTTTGTAAATTCATCAAACACTTCATAAACATTTTTTCTCATTAAAATTCCTCAATTACTTCCATTAGGTTTTTCAGCTTCTTGTCCATGAAGTAATTAATCAACTTGGAACGTGGAGCCGGCTTTGTGTTATTATATGTATCAATAATCGAATTTTTAATATCAGACGGAATCTGACGTAGGTCAATCAGTGTTTGATTTCTAGAGAAACCGATACGTGCATTCTCATCTTCCCAATCACCATAGTTTTCATTCAACAGTTTTTCGAGGCGATTTTTATTGATAGGAGTTTGTCTCAAGTCACGCACGAAACAATCGGCAGGTGAGAGTACATTTGGAATGCCATCACCCTTATCACCTTTGATAATCTTCTCTTTCAGTTCAGCCGAAGGATTTTCCGACTTGATATATTTCTTTTGTGCAGGATTGTATTGTTTTACATTCTTGTACATTTGAAGTTGTAGGAAATCTCCGTCACTAGAAAGAATCAAAATCTTATTATCACCACCAGCATAAATTGGTGTGAGTGTACCGATAATGTCATCGGCTTCTGCACCGTCAACATCGATAACTTTGTACGGGAAATTATCTTTGAGTTCTTGCTTTAGATTACCAAGAATGTCAAAGATTAGGTGCCAGTCGAGGTCTGACTTTTCACGTGCCTTTTTACGACCAGCTTTGTAGAATGGGAAGAATTCTTTACGCCAATATTTTTTATTGTCGCAACAGAGTACAACTTCACCATACTCTTGGCGAAATTGTTTAACGTGGCCACGAATGATATTGAGTACCAAGTGGCGAACTAAACCTTCTTCAAGTTTCACGTTTTTTTGACCAGCAATTTGTGCCATCAAGCCAGACAGCAAAACCTGGTTCAAGTCAATGAGAATCATTTTATACCTTATTTAATTACTCGTAGAAGGATTGTATCAGAATTAATACGACCTGTCAAGGCTTGTTCGACAGCATTAATGTCAGGAAGAACTTTCCTAAGTGCAACTTTACCAGCTTTCAATGTTGCCGGTAAAACCACTTCAGGTTTACGGATTGTTTTTTGTACGGACGTTTCTTCGTTGAAATTGGTGAGTGTTGTACCTTTAATGTTCAACCCACCTGCATCCGTTGCATTGTAGCATCCGAGTTTCCTTGTTTTGGTATTAAAAACCCACAACTGTGAAGAACCGATGATATCAGCAGGATTAATAGAAGCGGCCTTATATTCATTGTCTTCCTTTTTGAATTGTAGTTTTTCAATGACCTTATCGACAGGCTTCACTTTCTTTTTTCTAGGAGCACGTGTCAGTTTTGCAGTATGTGCAATTCTTGCACAATCATCAATAATACGTTTCAGCAATGAAGCATATTCTTTGAGTTCCTTTTTCGTTAGAAAGGAATAACCTTCGGTAAGTTGAACGTCCTTGCCTTTGAGTGCTTCCTCAATTTCTTCCAGTTTTTTCTGGTAAACAGGAACGATATGTTTAGTGTGGGCACCTTTAATATCCAAGGAACGCATCAAATCATACGGATCAAAAACTGATTTGAAATCACGGACAAAGAAACAATCATCGATTGAACCTTCAATTTCTCCGATGTAATCCCGTGTTTTCTCGAACACACGCTCTTGAATGGAAACTACAACCTTTAGTTCAGTTTCTTCAATCTCTTTTTTAACGGGTGATTTATTCTTGAGTTCTTCAATGAATGTGGAAATCCATTGTTCGTTTTTCTCCGTAAGTGGTGCACCACGGAGTTTCATTCGGCAAACGAAACCTAAATTCTGAAAATCAGCATCCGAAACCTTTTCGACAGTTTCAATGTCCGTTTTCGATGTGCCAATTTCTTTGAGATAAGAAAGCGTGAATTTTTTGCTTTCTTTTGAATCGGAATGATAGTTATACCAATTCAAAGCGGCAGACAGTGAACTTTCACCTTTTTTCCAAGACGGTTCACCGCCAGCCAATGCTTTTTCAAAATCTTTAACTGATGCGTGTCTCATGTGTAATTACAGCCTTAACAGAATCGGTGCGGAAAGAACGCCAACCGTTTTTTTCCATATCCCATACTGCTAGTGTACTAGGATTCTCTGCTTTTGGCAATCCTTCAGTTAAAAGTTGTTGTCCTTCTACAACAGGTTTTTGTGGTAGATATTCCGGCAAAAGTGTACACTTTAGTTCACGTTCTGTTCCATCAACTTTAGTGAATACAACCGTAGAAACGGTATTGGACAAAATCTCTTTCAATTCATACTTATCAAACATCTTTAAATTCCTTTTCATAATATTCAATATATTCTGCCGTTCTTTCACTGAGTGCATTGAATGCATCATCTATGAAATCGGCGGAGGTTGTGGTAGTTTTTGCTACCAGTCCCAAGAACCCATTATCTAACATATGTGTGATATAGTCAATAGGTGAAATCAAGATTGCCTGAAATTTTTCTGGCATTTTTGGTGGTTCTTCTGGAAAAATGATGATATCATACAAATCTCCACTGGAATTTCCTGGTAACTTTTCACCTGGATCCTTATATTGAAAACCACAAACTTCTAAATCACCATCTTCATTTCGATAGAAATTTATACCATCAAATAGTTCAGTCTTTAATGCTTGCCATGATTCGTTCATTGAATGCCTTTATATGTGTCTTTCGAACTTTCACCATAATCCATGCGTTGTAATAATCTTCAGATTCTAACACACACCTATCAAATTGTTCTTTAGCTTCGAGGTATCCACATTCACCTTTCGATTTGCAAAGGTGAATTATTTCTCTTTTGAAGTTTTCTTTTCCGTGAACTTGTACATCATTTTGCAATTCAGCATTTGAACCGTAATACGTTTGCCAATCAGAAAATGCTTTGGTCTTTTTTCTTTTACCCTTAATCACTTTCGTTCTTATGGAATAAAAAAACTTCTTACCAATGTATTTTTTACCTGTTGTCAAATGCGTTATAATGTAAACGAAACCGTAATTCTCACCAATATCCTGTTCTGTGAATTCAGCGTCTTTGTATATCCAATTTATTTCCATTCCTCATTCTCATCAAAGTCCTCATCATCTATATATTCTTCGTTGAGGACTTCAATTCTTTCACCACAAAACGGGCAAAAGGATGGGCTTTCATCGGATACGTAATCTTCTTCAAATGCAACTTCAAAAGTTGATTCACATTCTTCACACTCTGCTGTTATTAGTTTCTCTGACATATTTACTCCTTAATTTGCCCAAACGTCACCCCAGTCTCCTGTTGTGGCACCTTTGGCATAGTCTGTTGCACGATTCTCAAAGAAATTTGTATGTGTTGGAGCATTAATCATTTCTTCAACCCACGGAAGTGGATTTCTCTTGACCTTCATAATACCCTTTAGACCTAAAGAGATAAGGCGGCGATCCGTAATGTAGCGAATGTATTTCTTAACATCTTCGGAATCTAAACCTTCCATAGCACCCATCGAGAATGCCAAGTCGATAAATTTATCTTCAAGTTGAACCATACGTTCAGCAATCGTATAAATCTTACCCTTTAGTTCATCATTCCAAATTTCTTTATTTTCTTCTATGTAGGTGCGGAATAATTTAATCATACCTTCGGCGTGCATCGTTTCATCAACGATAGACCAAGTAACAATTTGTCCCATACCCTTCATCTTACCTGTGCGTGGGAAATTTAGCAACATGATGAATGAGGAGAACAACTGCATACCTTCAGTGAAAGCGGAGAATACAGCAATGTGTTCAGCCGTAGATTCTTTTGTTCCGTTACGTGATGATAAATCCATAACGTAGTCGTGCTTATCTCTCATTTCTTGGTAGTCTAAGAACTGATTGTATGTTGTTTCAGGAAGACCAAGTGTTTCAATGAGATGTGAATAAGCCGCAATATGAAGTGCTTCACGTGCCGCAAATCCAGATAGCATCATACGAACTTCTGGTTGTGGGAAATAAGGAAGGTAGTTACGAACATAACCACCGGCAACGTCAATATCACCCTGAGTGAAGAAACGGAAG